TTTAATATTCCCGACAATAAAAAGATAAATCTAGGTTCTGGGTCTGACCTACAGATTTATCATACTGGTTCAGATAGTTGGGTTAAAGACCACGGCACTGGCAATCTATACCTAGACACTAACGGTTCAGGTATAAACATTAGCTACAACAACAGCAATGAAAACATGGCGACGTTTACAGCTAATGGCGCAGCAACTTTATATTATAACAACTCTGCCAAAATCTCCACCAGTCAGACCGGTATTTACGTAGGTCAAAATATTGATGTAGGTGGAACCGTTGATGGGCGTGATATTGCTCAGGATGGTCAGAAGCTAGACACTATAGAGGCAAATGCGGATAGAACTCAAGCGCCAGAAGTAAAGGCTGCACTTACTGATTTCTCTACTGGCACTGACGCAGCTTCTAATGATCTTATACCAATCTATGATGTAAGCGCGAGCGCATGGGAAAAGCAAACCGTTGCGAATATTGCGCTTCAAGGCCCGCAAGGTTCAACGGGTCCAACAGGTCCGCAGGGATCTAAGGGGCAGAAGGGCGAAATTGGAGCGGCGGGTTCTAACGGCGCTAAGGGTCAAAAGGGTGAGATTGGCGCGACAGGCGGCACTGGTCCAACAGGCCCTACTGGCGCGAAAGGACAGAAAGGTGAGGTTGGAAATACTGGCCCCACAGGTGGAACAGGTCCAACAGGCCCGACAGGAGCCAAGGGTCAAAAGGGCGAGGTTGGCAACACAGGACCATCAGGCTCGAATGGCTCTAATGGCGCTAAAGGGCAGAAGGGCGAGGTGGGAAATACTGGGCCTACTGGAGGCACTGGTCCCACTGGCCCTAACGGGCAAAAGGGGCAGAAAGGTCAAACAGGTTCTACTGGTCCAACTGGGCCCACAGGTTCTACAGGCGGCACTGGAAGCACAGGGGCGAAGGGCCAAAAAGGCCAGACAGGGGCTACTGGCCCTCAGGGCCAAAAAGGTCAAAAAGGCCAGACAGGAAATACTGGTTCTACTGGCCCAACTGGGCCGACAGGGGCCAAAGGGCAAAAAGGACAGACGGGAAACACAGGCCCGACAGGAGGTACGGGGCCGACTGGAGCTAAGGGTCAAAAGGGTCAGACTGGCAGCACAGGCCCAACGGGAGGCACAGGTCCAACTGGAGCAAAGGGCCAAAAGGGTCAAACTGGCTCTACGGGAGGAACTGGAGGCACTGGCCCAACGGGACCAACTGGCGCGAAGGGGCAAAAAGGTCAAACTGGAGCGGGGGGTGGAACAGGTCCAACGGGCGGCACTGGCTCGACAGGAGCTAAAGGGCAAAAGGGTCAAAAAGGTCAAACTGGATCTGGTGGCAGTACGGGTTCGACAGGCCCGACTGGAGCGAAGGGGCAGAAGGGTGAAATTGGAAATACTGGACCGACTGGCCCAGCGGGTCCAAATATCGTAGAGCAAATATATCTCGCAAATGCTATATTTCATTCTGGTGACACCAATACATATCTTCAATTTCACAATTCTGATCAGTTCAGGGTTGTTACAGGTGGAACTGAGCGTTTCGAGATTAATAATAACGCCATAAACATGGCCTGTAATCTTGAAATGAATAGTCACTATATTGATCTGAACAACAACGACATTTACGGTCTTGATCAAATGTTCCACCATGGTGACACCAACACCTATATGCAGTTCCACGCTTCCGATCAGTGGCGGGTTGTTGTCGGTGGATCAGAGCGGCTAGAAGTTAAAAGCTCATCTCCGCATGTTTTGGTTTCTGGAGATTTGCAGGTTACTGGCAGTATAATGGGATTTTCTGGTGCTGTTGTTTATTTTGCTAAAAATTCAGCGCCGACAGGCTGGTTAAAAGCAAACGGCGCATCCGTATCTACTAGCACATATGCAAATTTGTTCAGTGCCATTGGTTATACATTTGGGGGAAGTGGGTCAAGTTTTAACGTGCCCGATCTTAGAGGTAGATTTATTAGAAGCTGGGTAGATAACGGTTCTATTGATAGCGGTCGTTCCTTTGGTTCAACTCAAGCTGATGAATTTAAACTACACGGACATGCATTCCGTAGGGGAGTTCAGGCTAGTGTTAATAGTGACACAAGTGGTGGTGCAATTATGATCGATAGCAATGGTGCACAAGCTAATCGGAACGCTTATACAGGCGCACCCGCTAATGTTGACGGGCAATCAATAGGCGGCTCAGGTGGTAGCGAAACACGCCCGACAAACATAGCTCTTTTGGCTTGTATCAAAATTTAAGGGATGCGTGAGTGGACGTATTTCAAACTGATCAGGATGGCTTTTTTGTAGAAGTTACGCAAGCAGATCCAGACCCAATGGATAGCGAAAATTGGCTTATCCCAGCAGGGTGCGTAAAAATTAAACCGCCAGAATGTAAAGCCTCTCAAATTCCTCGCTGGGATGGTTCGTCATGGTGTATTGTTGAAATTCCTGCTTTAGAATTTAACCAAGAGGTTAATTCACAAGATCCATCAGACCTTGCTAGATCAAGGCGTAATGAGCTTTTGCAAAATTCTGATTGGACCCAATTACCTGATGTTACGGTAGATCGTTGCTCTTGGGCTAAATATCGTTCTTCTCTTAGAGATTTGCCTCAACAAAAGGGTTTCCCTGATAATATTTTGTGGCCTTTAGCGCCAAAATAATGTTTTGTAAGTTATAAATTGCAAAGGTGGATCATGCGACAAAACTGGCAAATGTGGTCTGGTGGCCTCTCACAAGAAGATATGCTTACAATTTTTCTTGAAGCGGCTAAGCTCAACACACGGGCGGCTGCAACCTTCAACAATGCAGATACAAGTGTAAGGTCTAGCGATGTTGCTTGGCTAAGCGGGAATATTGCAGTTCAAGATATTCTTTGGAAATATGTTAAAGAGGCGAATGAAAATGCCTTCCATTGCCAAGTAGAAAATATATGCGACATCCAGTTTACAGAATATCACGCTATTAAGGGCGGTCATTACGACTGGCATATAGACGTAAACTGGGATGGCGATGACTTTAGAGACAGAAAGTTAAGCGTTACCGTTCAGCTTTCAGATCCAAGCGAATATGAGGGTGGGGGCTTTGAGTTCGCGGAATGTCAAACGCCAGACGCCTCATCCCGCCAAAAGGGAACAGTTCTAGTTTTTCCAAGCTATTTGCAGCACAGAGTTTTGCCCATTACAAGCGGCACAAGGAAAAGCCTTGTTGCATGGTTTGAGGGCCCAAGGTGGCAATAGTCTACCAAATCTCCCTGCATGGCGATGCTTTTGACGCGAGGGGGAAAGATTGGGCGCAAATAATAGCAGAGAGCGGATGTAAGCCCGATAGGGCGTGGGTTGACCCACTCTTAGGGCGAGGGTTGCTTAAAACGGAGTTTGGTTGCTCAGTGAGCCATTTTCGTGTGTGGCAAAAGATTGCGGCTTCTGGCGTTGCGGGTATTGTGCTTGAGGAAGATGCGGTTTTTTCTTCCTTTGACATAGGTGAAATTGAAGGGATTTTGAAATCTCATGATAGCGTTTGGCTAGGGCATAGGGAGAATGGTCTTGGATATTGGTACAATGCTCATGCCTATGCAGTAACTGCAAAAACCGCATTAGAGCTTATAAAAGGCTTTTCCAATGCGGTTATTCCAGCGGATGAATGGTTGCCGTTAAAGTTAAAAAATTCTTTTAACTATTTTTACAAGCCAGAACTTGTTAAACAAATACCACGGTCAGTAAGACCAAGCACAATTGAAGGTGGATCAATGCAAACTCATATTATTACTGTTGGAACCGACGAAAATAAAATGTGGGGTCTTGAGCAATCAGCCAAGCGTCACGGCATAACGTATCTAAATTTAGGACAGGGCGTAGAATGGGGCGGCGGCACGATGGAAGGGCAGGGTGGGGGTCACAAGATCAACCTTGTTCGCAGCCATATTCAAACCTTACCTGATGAAGATTTAGTTCTTTTCGTAGATGGGTATGATGTTTTCTTTACGGATAACATTCATTCGATTAAAGAGCGTTTTGATGGGTTTGATTGCGATATTTTATTTGCAGCGGAAAAATCTTGTTGGCCCGAACCGACAATAGCGCCGCAGTTCCCCATGACGCCAACGCCCTACAAATATCTTAACAGCGGTGTTTATATGGGAAAGGTAGCGCGGCTCAATCATTTTTTTAGCGAGGTCGTAGCGAATGATCAAGACGATCAACTATGGATGCAGAAGCGGTTTCTTGGGGCTAATGGGCTAAA